AAAGTGGGTCTGTAAAACTTACGGGTTAAAAGACGCAGACTTAGAATTATTAATTTATTTAGATTGTAAAGGAAGATTTACACGAAACGATTTTATCAACGGAGTTTATACATACTCGTGGGATAAAGCAAGATGGGAGAGATTAAAAAGAGAAGGTTGGATAGAAACTTGGAGACACAGGAATAGAACTACTATAATGTACTCTGTATTTAAGACTTCTTTTAAATGCTCTCAGATGATAAGTAGGATATATAGAGTTCTACTGGGTGAAGAGGATTTACCTACTTCAGAGAGAAGTGTGTTCTATAATAACAAAACATATACTGACAAGGTTTACAATAAAGCTATAGATGATATGATTAAAGATAAAGATAGATAATTATGCCAAACTTCAAAAAATCAAAAGGTTTTCAGTTAAAATCAGGAAATAGTGCAAATGGTCCATTTAAAATGATGGGTAGTTCACCAACACCAAAACTAGGTGGATTTGACAAAGCTTTTGCAGCAGCTCATGCGGAAAAAGGCCCAGGTGAAACATTTGATTACAAAGGTAAGCCTTATTCAACAGACAGAGCGGACGGTAAGAATATGCAAAAAACAAAAAAACAAATAGAGCCTACTAAAATAGAAATGAAAAAGGTAACAATGCCAGAAGTTTCAGAAAAAACACTTATAGAGCCTATGGCAATGAGTGATATTCCTAAAACTAAAACAAAAGAAGCAGTTAAATCAGAAAAGAAAAAAGGTTTTGATAGCGCTGATTTTGGTAAGAGATTAGGTGCATTATCTGATCAAATAAAAGGTAAAAAATCAATGCACACAAGTTTGGCTGAAACTTATCAAAAAGAAGCCGATGCTAAAAAAGGTGATAGAACTCTTGGTTTAGCAGAAAGAAAACAAAGTTATCTTGAAGATAAATTTAAGGCAGACCAAGAGCATCAAGATCTTCTTAGTGAAAACTTAAGACTTAAAATTGCAAATACAAAAGCTGCAAGCGAAATGAAAACAGATGCTGTTGATTCTTTATCTGGTAAAGAAATAGGGGTTTATACAGACGAAGCATAATTAAAAAAAATAATATGGGATTTAAATTAGGTAGCGAGTCAAGATATAAAAGTAATTTAAACAAAAACATCTTTAATAAAGATAAAGTTTCAATTCCTGGTATTGAAGTTATAAGAAAAGATTTAGAACCAGGTGTAGATGGTGAAGCAAATAATGACGGTACTATATTTTTAAGTAATGAAATAAAGCCTGGCAGCAAAGAAGAAAGAAAAGTTCTTATGCATGAGCTAAAACATATGGTAGACATGGAAATTGGTAGATTAGACTATACTGATGATCACGTGACGTGGGATGGTAACGACTACAAAAGACATGTTGGGTATATTAAATTTGAGGGTAAATGGTATCTTGAAGGAGACACTAATCTTCCTTGGGAAAAACATTAATATGTGGAACTTATTTAAAGACAAAAACGAAATAAACGAAAAAAATGTAGTAGGATTTGCATCATTTGTTGTGATGTGTTTATTTGCTATAGCAGATCTTGCGACTAGCTTTATATTTATAGACGGGGAGTTAGTGATTAACGAAGTAATATATAATTCATTTGTATGGGTAACTTTAGGATGTTTTGGTATTAGTTCATTTGAAAAAATAAAAAAATAAAAACCATGGGATACGGAATGAAATACACAAAGGGAAACGTTGGAAAAACAGGTAAAGGCTTTCCTTTTAAAGAAGACGAGGAATTAGACGATCTTACTGGAAGACCTACAAGATTTGATAAAGATGTACCATTTTCAGAAGAAGGTAAAAGAAAAAAAACTCTTCCAATGGAAGGAGCTATGACAACTAAAGAGCTTGATGAGTTTGATGATAGATCGCTAGATCGTGTTGAAGACGAGGCAGGGGTGTAATGAGTATATTAACCAATTTATTCTCTGGTGGAGCCGCAGATCTTGTAAAAGGTGTAGGTGGAGTTATAGACAACTTGCACACGTCTAAAGAAGAAAAGCTTGAGGCAGAAAGAAAAATAAAAGAATTACTTGCTAACTACGAGGTTGAGATGGAAAAGAATATAACATCTCGGTGGGAAGCAGATTTAAAATCAGATTCTTGGCTTAGTAAAAATGTAAGGCCAATAGTGCTGATGTTTTTAATAGTATGCACCATGCTGTTAATATTTATAGATGCTGGTGCAATAAAATTTAACGTAAAAGATTCTTATATAGATCTTTTGCAAATGGTATTAATAACTGTGATCGGCGCTTATTTTGGCGGTAGATCACTAGAAAAAGTAAAAAAATAAAATTATGGGACAAAATTCAACAGATGTAGCTTATGGTTTTGGGCAAATGGGTAGCGCTTACTCTGACTTAGCACAAACAATAGTACCACCAGAAGGGATGGTAATATGCGCTATTCAATACCTTGTAGATAGCACTCCAACAGTGTTAACTCCAGAAAAACTAGATGTAGCTGGGCCTGGTTTTCCAGAAATAACCACTGGAACTAATGTAACTGGAATTAATTCTACTAACACAAGAAACTCTACTGGTTATTTAATGGCGGAATTAGATGATGATACTACAGCAGGTGTTACAACACATACATTATCAAGCGCAATATGTAATAGTATTAGGGTTGGTAGTCCTGTTTTATTAGTAAACACTGATTATCAAGAAGATGGAAATCCAGCTATGGCTATAGATTCTGAAACTCCATCACCAATATATACTGGTCCAAACCAACAAGGTGTTTTTGTTACAGGTTGTCCTGCTGGTGGGGATTTAGTAACTTTATCAGCTCCAATCACACCTAGTTCTCAATCTTTAATATTTCTTGACCATATGCATGGCGCTGGTGGTATTATAGCAAATGGACAGGCATATCCAAAAGGACTTGTAATGTACGGTAGATGGACGGAGTTTAAAGGAGAAGCTGACAAAGGTGTAATCTGTTATTTCGGATACTAATGGTGCCTTTAGGAATAGGTGTAGGAATGGGAGCCCCTACCTGGGGTAATTACATGATAACCATTGAGGATAAATACTGGAATATAAACACTTCTACAACTATAAAACCAATACCGCAAGGACAAGCAATTTCAAGAGTACATGACACTTGGGATTTAGATGATAACAATGACTACATGCCAAGAGTAGCAAGTGAAATATCAGATGAAGGTTTTTGGGATATTGTAACTGTTGGTGAATTAGAAGTTAAACAAGTTACACCTATAGATACTGCTGATTTTGACAAAGCTTAATTAAAATATAAAATAAAAATAAAAAAATATGGCAACACCAAGTATAGTACCTAGAGCCGATGGAGAAGGTGGCATAGGAACAGCAACAAAAAGATGGGGATCAGGACATTTTGATTCAGTAGCAGTAGATGGACCTGTGACAGGTAAGAATTATAGATCAATATGGGTAGATGCTGGAGCAATGGTTCCAACAGTTACAAATGGAGCTCAAGCTGTTACTGAAGAGGTTACTAATACATTTGATTATTTTGCTTTTGACACTACAACTGCTGAAAAAGTGCAATTTAAAATGGTTATGCCAGAGCAATGGGATGGCGGCACTGTAAAAGCTAAGTTTTATTTTTTACCATCAAACACTAATACTGGTACTGTTCAATTTTCAATAGCAGGCGTAGGATTAGATACTGGCGATGTAATATCAACAGCTATGGGTACAGTTGCGATTCATACTGCTTTGGCTGGAAATGGAACCGATAATGATGTGCATATAACCGCGGCTACGGGTGCTTGTACTATTGCTGGTTCACCTGCAGAAGGAGAATTAGTGTTATTTGAAATAGTAAGAGTTGTTGGTACAGACACGTTTAACGCAGATGCACACTTGTTAGGTGTAAATATACAGTATAAAGAAACAGCAACGGCTAGTGCTGCTTGGTAATAAATAAATAATTGATATGCTAAGAGGAAGACAAAGATATAGAAGTCATGGTGGTATACCACACGGTAGTACTAATAATTTAGGTGCTACACTAGCTTTCTATTTGCAAAATAACTTTGGTCTTGCGGTAAGTAGGTGGCTTGATCAAAGTTCTAATGCTAACAATGCCAACCAAGGAACAGAGGATAATCAACCTGCAATAGAAAACGGTGGGTTAAATTTTATAGTTGGTGAAGAAGATCATATGGATTTTGGCTCGGAAATAGATGTAACAGCCCAACATGGTTTTACAATTTTTTTAGTATGCAACTTGCACACTACTTCTGCAAATATGACAATACTTAGTTTAAATTCAGCAGCCCATTTTTTAGAATTTAAAGGTGGTGCTGACGCTATTAGAATAAAACTAGGTAGCACAACAACTCAAGTAGATCCAGGTGATGGAAGTCAAAATGATTTTTCATCAGGATCAAATATGCTAGTTACTTTACAAAGAGAATCTGGAAGTGATGGAAACTTAAATATTTGGAAAAACGGTGTATTATTAGCTCAAGACTCTCAAGCAGCAAATAACGGTGACGCTGAATTTGTAACAATAGGATCTAGAAATTCAGATAGATTTTTTAATGGCATAATACTTGATATGGCATTTGTTGACTCTGGAGCAACTAGTATTACTGATCAAATTATAGATAGAACAAACGCTTATCTTTTAGGTAAGCATGGAATAAATTAAATTAACTTAAATTAAATAAAAATGGCAACAAGCAAGGTAAAAGGTACAAGTAAAAAAATTAAAGAACTTAAAGGTATTAAACCCGAAAAAGTAAATGAAGCGCAGTTAAAAAAAATTCAAGAAATAGTAGATAAAATTAATAGAACCCAAATGAATGTGGGACAACTTGAATCACGCAAGCATCAAGCGTTGCATTTTTTAGCTGGAATGAATGATGAGCTAACTTTAGTACAAGAAGAATTACAAAAAGATTACGGTACTAATGATATTAATATTCAAGATGGTACTATAAACTACGAAAAAGAAAATGGCGAAGCTAATAAGGAAGATTAGTATAGGTAAAGACTATAAGAACGACGCTATGCACTATGCTGTTGGGCAAGAGGTTTATGGTGGGCATACAATTTGTGATATAATAGAAGAAGACGAAAAGTTTTCTGTTTATATTAAAAAAAACAAAGATGTTTTACCTTGGAAAGACTTTAATAAAAACATGGCTGTATCTGTAGAGTATAACCTTGAGTACTAATGAAAAGCGTATACAACTTTGTTGTAACGCCAAAAGGAGAAAGATATAATAATAAAAAAAAGGTTGGTGATTCAGAGTTAATAATAAACACTGATATATATCAACATCAATATGTTAATAGAGAAGCTATTGTTATATCAACACCTTTAATTGGCGATACAAACATAAAAACAGGGGATACAGTTATCGTACATCATAATGTTTTTAGAAGATGGTATGATGTAAGAGGTATAGAAAAAAATAGTAGAAGTTATTTTAACGAGTCTACTTATTTTATAAACCACGATCAAATCTTTTTGTACAAAAGAAAAGACAAGTGGATAGCTCCAAAAGGTTATTGTTTTATAAAACCTTTGAAAGCAATAGATCAATTTAATATTGAATCTGAAAAACCATTACAAGGTATTGTCAAATATTCAGACGGTACAGTAGAGGTTAATGACTTAGTTGGTTTTAGACCAAGTAGTCAATATGAGTTTATCGTTGATAGCGAAAGACTATATCGAGTTTTATCTAATTTTATTACAATCAAATATGAATATCAAGGAAACGAAGAAGAATATAATCCAAGCTGGGCATAAAGCAGTTGAAGAACTAATTAAAGTAGCTAAGGAAGCAATTGTTGATTCAGACGATGATATATCAGCAGATAGACTTAAAAACGCAGCGGCTACAAAAAAATTAGCTATATTTGATGCGTTTGAAATACTTAACAGAATACAAGAAGAAGAAAACCTGCTTGAGGGCAAAGCACCTGAAGAAATAAAGGAAAAAATCTTTAAAGGATTCGCAGAAGGTAGATCTAAGTAATGTACGAGCAAAGTTTAGTTAAAACAATAGAGCCAGTTAAAAGAACGACTATTAGTCGTCTTAATAAAAATAAAAAATGGAAATATGGATATGATAAAGAACATGATATTGTTGTTATCTCAAAAACAGGAAAAATTGGTGAAATTCTTGAAATTCAAGGTTTGCACATTGGCCTGCCGTTGGAACCAAAAGGAGTGTACGTGCACCCCAAGAACAAATGGGTAAAATTTAAACAACCAAAAGAGTTAGAGCGTTTAAAAAATATTTTTGACTGGAAGTCTTATCCAGAAGATCAAAAAGATCAATGGTATGATTATATAGACGAAGAGTTTAAAAGAAGAGAGCAGGGTTTTTGGTTTATGAACAAAGGTAAACCAACTTATATAGTAGGCACGCATTACATGTATTTACAATGGAGTAAAATAGATGTAGGTGCTCCAGACTTTAGAGAAGCAAATAGATTGTTTTTTATATTTTGGGAAGCATGTAAGGCAGACAAAAGATGCTATGGTATGTGTTATCTAAAGAACAGAAGATCAGGGTTTTCGTTCATGTCATCTGCAGAAACAGTTAATTTAGCTACATTAGCAAGTGATAGTAGATATGGTATACTATCTAAGACAGGTTCTGATGCTAAAAAAATGTTTACAGATAAAGTAGTACCAATAAGTATAAACTATCCTTTCTTTTTTAAACCTGTGCAAGATGGTATGGATAGACCAAAGTCAGAGTTAGCATACAGAGTACCAGCTAGCAAATTTACAAGAAGAAAAATTACTGCCAATGAAAAGCTAGAAGATATAGCTGGCTTAGATACAACTATTGATTGGAAAAACACAGGTGACAATAGTTATGATGGTGAAAAACTAGCGTTACTAGTACATGATGAAAGCGGTAAATGGGAAAGACCTGATAACATATTAAACAACTGGCGTGTTACAAAAACATGTTTAAGGTTAGGTAGTAGAATTGTTGGTAAGTGTATGATGGGCTCAACATCAAATGCTTTGGACAAAGGTGGTGATAACTTTAAAAAATTATATAATGCATCAGATGTCACTAAGCGAAATAGAAACGGTCAGACAAAGTCTGGTTTATACTCTTTGTTTATCCCAATGGAATGGAACTACGAAGGATTTATTGATGAACACGGAGTTCCAGTTTTCACTACTCCTGACATCGATGTCGTCGATCCAGGCGGTGAATTAATAGATGTAGGCGTAATAGATAATTGGCAAAATGAAGTTGATGGATTAAAAGGAGATTCCGACGCTTTAAATGAATTTTACCGCCAGTTTCCCAGAACAACAGAACACGCATTTAGAGATGAAACAAAAAACAGTATATTTAATCTTGTTAAAATATATGAGCAAATAGATTACAACGAAGAGATGTCTAGAACTTTAGGTATTAATCAAGGTAATTTTCAGTGGGTTAATGGTATAAAAGATACTCAAGTAATATTTTATCCAGATCCAAAAGGTAGGTTTAAACTTAGCTGGGTTCCACCTCAGCAATTACAAAATAGAGTGGTACTTAAAAACGGTGTAAAATATCCTGGTAATGAACACATGGGAGCATTTGGTTGTGACTCTTATGATATATCAGGAACTGTAGA